AAAGAACAGGCACTAGATGAATTCTTAAGTTATGTTCCAAAAGATCGTTTACTTGCAGAACCAAGATATTTCGAATGGACTCCCGGAACATATGAAAAAACTTTTGTTAATAATGTTTGTGCAATTGGTCTTGCTGGTGGATTTATAGAACCTCTAGAGGCAAATAATTTATATTTTGTAGTAAGCGGAATACTAGAACTAGCACAAGTTGTAAATGGTGTTGACTCCATTGATTATTACAATGAAGTTTATGATTATTCTATTCATGATTGTTATGAATTTATTCATACACATTATAATCTAACTAATAGAAACGATACAGAATTTTGGCGATGGCAAAATAGCGTAGGCAAAGAACACAACACACAAAATATCGTTTTTAAACGCATCAATCAAATACACAATAATTATAAAGATGCAATAAACGGATTTACAGAATTTCCGGAGTACATGTGGTACAAACTAGGCATATACTTTGGTTTAGATGTTACGAAGCATACAAGAAAAATAAAACCTAGTTTGATGAATGTTGCTTTTTTACATTTTGAAAGTGTAAAAGCACGTGGCGAAGTTGGGGCAAAGATGTCTCAAGACTATAGAAATTGGCTCGACCAAGTTAATAAGGAGTAAGAAAGGAATGACAATGAAGGCAGGAAAGATTTGGGGACAGACTGAACTGATCCATGCAAACGGTGTACTAGAGTTTCACCGTATTGAATTTAAGAAAGGCTTTAAGTGTTCAGAACACGAACATCGTTATAAGTGGAACGGATTCTTTGTTGAATCAGGCAAGATGCTTGTTCGTGTATGGCAGGAAGATCAACAGGGATTAGTTGATGAAACTATTTTAGGTCCGGGTGAGTTTACACAAGTTAAGCCAGGAAAGGTACATCAGTTCGAAGGTATAGAAGATGGTATAGCATTTGAATTGTATTGGGCAGAGTTTAATCACGATGATATTGTAAGACGCACAGTAGGTACAAAAGTAAAATGATTTCATTTAATCTAGGCAAAAAAGATAAACCAGAAATTACATTCTGGAGTGAGTTTCCAGGACTAGAAGAAGTAGTTCCTGTAGAACCTGCTGTAAAATATCTACCCACTTGGTGGAAAGCAATGCCTAGATTTATGGATGTACCCATACCGCCCGAAGGAGTAAACAAAGGAACAGCAAAAAACTGCCCTGCGTTTGTTGATTTCTTTAAAGGTGCATACGTTGTACCGCTATGGTGTGATGTTGAACTAGATGTTAAATCAGATGGATATACAGTAAGAACAAGTTATAATAAATTTAAGTTCAGTCATCATAATCCTTTACAGTTTAAGGATCATCTACCTGATAACGTAAAAAGAAATGTAGCAATGGTCTTAAAACCAGACTGTCCATGGCGTGTGCGTACAAGTCCGGGTTATAGTGTTATGCAATTACCCATGATGTTTGAGTTCAGTGACATTTTTGAAACCATGCCTGGAACCATATGGAGCGACAAGTTTCATGAAATGAATCAGCAAATGATTATTAAAAAGTATGGACAGATAACACTTACAAAAGGAACGCCGCTTGCAATGTATGTTCCTTTTAAAAGAGAAGAATTTGATTTTAAATGCAGTGAAAGAACACCTGAGTTAGAAAAACTAGAAGAAAAGAGTAGGCTTACAATTCTATCAAAATTCATCGGTGGCTATAAAGAAATGCAAGCCAAAGAAAGGAAAGATGGTTAAGATATACGAATCACCCGACGGCGGAGAAACTGTGTACGAAAGGGATACAGTAACAGGCGAAAGAATATGCATTGAAAAACCAAAACATCCAGATTGGTATTTGGATGATTACGAATTGCATGAAATAAAAGAATTAGCCGAAGAGGGTAATAAAACATTGCAAAACTTATTAAAAGAAGTTAAACTAGTATACAACTTGAGTAAGGAAACAGATGACTAGAACACTGCAAGATGGAACAACAGTCGATGAACTTGATGAGCCTGTTGCTCTAGAAGTTTATACAAAATGTCCTACCAAGTGGAGATTGGTTGACATGGAAACCGGTGAAGAGTATGTCGGACAAGAGCCTGACAAAGAACTAGTAAAACCACAGTACTGGAAAAGAATTAACAATGACTGGTAAGAAAAAGTTTTTAGATCTTAAAGCAATGCTAAGTGCAGTAGATCGTCGTGACAAAGAATGGTATAATAGATTAAGTGATGATGATAAAAAACTATTTGCTCCATTTATTGCAATGCGTTATGTAAGCAATGTCAAAGGCGATGTATTCTTCCAAGAACACTATTTAGAAATGTGCAATGAATTTGTTAACAAACACCATTGGACACTAAGCAAAAATCACAAAGGCTTGTTATGGAAACTAATGAGCATGTGCGGTGCTTATGAAAACTTTTTTCATGCATATCAAGCGGCTCCAAAAAAACAAGCAAAGAATAAATTCACACAAATCTTGTTAGACAAGAATCCAAACATGAAGATGGACGATGCAGAATTATTATCAAGTATTATGTCAAAGAAGGAACAAGATCAATACGTTAAAGACCATGATCCAAATAGTTGAACAACCATATAAATGTGTGCATTGCGGTAAGGCGTTTCAAAAAGAAAAAACGCTAATGGCTCACATGTGTGAACCTAAACGCAGACATCTACAAAAAGATGAGAAACGTGTACAGGTCGGATATCTTGCGTTCAACAAGTTTTATACAATGGTTCAAAGATCAAAAGAAAAAACGTATGAAGAATTTTGTAAAAGCAGTTATTATAATGCATTTGTTAAGTTTGGTAGTTTTGTTGTAAACATCAATCCATTATATCCAGAAAAATTTATTAACTTTGTAATTAAATCAAATATAAAATTAGATCATTGGTGCAGAGATGAACTGTATGACACGTATATGTTTGAAATGATTAAGGTTGAACCAACAGAGTCTGCATTAGAAAGAAGTGTGCAAACAATGCTAGAATGGGCAGACAAACAAGAAGCACAATACAACGATTACTTTAGATATTGTAATTTAAATAGAGCAGTTAGTGATATTAGAAACGGATTGATTAGTCCTTGGTTATTATTGAATTCTACAACAGGTAAAGAAATGTTAAGCAAATTTAATGACGAACAACTAGCAATTATAGAGCCGGTGTTGGACATTAGTTATTGGCGTAAAACATTTAAAGCAAAGCCTGCAGATGTAGAATTAACTAAAGAAATAATCAAGGAGGCTAAAATTGACTGACACAGAGAAATATACAATAGTAAGTAATATACGCAATGGTGAACCTATTGATCGTATATATGGAGGAGGCGCTCTTAAATTGCGTCTTATCCAAAAAGATGGAACAGAGTATACAGGCACTATTACCAAAAAGTCTATCGTAGTTGAAGGGCAAAATGGCAATTTTAAATCACATGTTTATGTCACAGAGGATAAAAGAGTATTTGACAATACAGGAATGCCAGTGTATAATTATAGTGTTGAAGAAATAGACGTACCAGAACAATTGGAGGAATATGATGTTACACAAGATAAGTCAGATGTGTGATAAGATCGATTCTATTAAAAAGGATGCTGATCGTTTACGAAAACTAAAATACGGAGAACCAAAAGGAACAACCGGAGAAATAGATAACTTGATTGCACAAATACAATCAGACTGTTATCTAATATCCCAAGATAGAAGTGCTTATGCCAAGAATACCGAGAAAGACAACTCATAAAAACTACACACAGTATAATCCAAAAATACACACTAAAACAAAAGGAGGCCACGGGTTCGGCATGAAAAAAGGTATTAAAGAAACAGAATGGGAAAGCAGTGGTTTGAATCTTATTGAAGTATTCCGCTGGGAAGTTCCTAGTCATCTAAAAGAAATATACGAGGAATTCAAAAAAGCAAAAGACAATGCCTGATATTGATTTAGACTTTTTTGATCGTGATACAGTGCTTGAAAAGTTTAAGCACATCAAAGCCTCACGTGAAGAAAAAGGTGAAATCAAAAAACATAATACAGGTGTGTACTTTCATAATGCTCCGTTAGATCCGTTTACAGAACGTTGTACACTTGATCATAAAATAGCAGATGAAAGAGGATATTTCAAAATCGATATGCTTAATGTTCATATATATGAGCATGTGAAAAGCGAAGAACACTTAAATAAATTGTTAGAAAAGGAACCGTTATGGGAACTGCTCACTCACGAAGAATTCAGCAACAACTTATTTCACGTCGCAGAACACAGCACTATACTCAAACAAATGAAACCTACGAGCATAGAACAACTGGCGGCAGTACTAGCGATTATCCGACCAGCGAAGAGACATTTGCTTGGGAAGAAGTGGGATACGGTGATGAACGAGGTGTGGTTGAAACCGACTGACGACAGTTATTATTTTAAAAAGGCACACGCGATTGCATATGCACACGCGATTGTGGTACACATGAATTTAATTTGCGAAGGATTGTATGAACAAGAATGAAGAACAATTTGTATTCAACAACGACACATTTGAGGAACAAGAAATTGCACAAATGAGTGCGTTGATGGAGAATGAGGCCGCACTACGTAAACACAGAGCAGAACTTGAAAAAAGGCAATCTAAACCAAGTCTTAGTGAATGTGCTGAGTGTGGAACTGATATTCCAGAAGCAAGGCAAAAAGCAGTACCGGGTGTAGAACTCTGTATTGACTGTGCAAATTTTTCTGAAAAAAGATGGTAAACAATGATACAGGAAAAAATAGATAAGTGGGCAGACGATTTAAGTTTATTAGAGGGCACAGATAGATTAACCTATCTTGTAGATCTAGCCAAACATGCAACTACACTGCCAGAAGAACTTAGAACTGATGACAAACTTGTTCCTGGATGTATTAGTAAAATTTGGGTTGACGTTGGATTAGTAGAAGACAAAATAAAAGTTTATTATGATAGTGATGCTATGATACCTAAAGGCATTGCTACAATAGTTTGTGATATATTTACAGACTGTTCTAAACAAGAAGCAAACGATTTCAAAGAAGAAGATCTTACTAAATTAGGATTTATTCAATTGGTAACACCACAACGCAGAAATGGATTATATAATCTAATCGGTGTTATTAAAAAAAGGATTGAATTGATATGATACCAGAGATGCATAATCCTAGACCACCTAAAAAACCTAATTTAGGTAGTTGGCCTTTTTGGAGTTCACCTCCAGAACTTGCTCTTGATTATTGTATAAAGATATTGATCTTTTTGATTGTGTTGCCTGCTTTTTTTGGTGTAGCATTTACACCTATGGGACTTTTATTCAACTATCTTTTTTTAGATTTGTTAATCTATTGGCAGTACAAGAATAGACCTATTTGATTTTTCTAATCAATTGAATACTTTTTCTTTTAATGCGTTTTTCGGCAATATCATTTAATCTTACCATATGTCCAAATAATAGTTCAACATCTTTAGTAGCAAAAGTCTTAATTAAATTCTTAAATTGAAACATTTCAGACTTCATAAAAATATTGATTGGTATTTTACGATTTGATTCCCACCACCAAGCATCACCGCATTCTAGCAATCTTAGTTTTTGTGAATCATCTATGCAACTAGAATAATCGTACATACTCGTTACATTAGAATCTTGATTAATTATAATACCTACGTATTCTGTTTCTCCGTGTTTAACACAACTTAAAAACGGAAATTTTTCCTGTAAATCATCTTGTATTGTTGTCATAGTTTTCCATAAATACTGTTATAGGATGAACTCAATATGCTCAAGTTACCCATATATATTTATGAAACCGGTTATACCTTATTCAGCGATTTGGATGCCGGTGTAAAACAAGGATATACGCCAATGTACCAGAAAGATATTCAGGTGGTTAAAGGTGTTACTAACACCGTTAAATTCACCGTTAAAAACCAAGACCAAAAGCCATTAGATATTAGTGGCGAAACACTTACCTTTAATCTAGTCAACAAAGAAACAGGTGCTGTATACTTACAAAAACCTTGCACAACAGTTGATGATGGAAGCACAGTTGCTACAAAGGGTGTTGCTACACTTACACTTAGTGAAAGCGATACAGCAAGCCTAGTAAGCAAGTTTTATAAGTTTAGTGTTACGAGAACAGTTGGCGGTTCCGGAAATCATGTAACTTATGCTAACACTTACTATGAAGTTGCTGGTACTATTGAAGTTGTAGATCAAGTTTATCCTGCATACACAGATTCAGTTACACTACCAAATACAGACTTTACCCGTCCACTGACAAGTGATTTTTATAGACCAAACGGACAGGTAACAGAGTATTACAGTTCAATTGTAGATGCACAACCAGAATTCAAACGTAATGGTGCGTTGCACACAATCAACTATTATGCTTCTAACTACGTAGGTGATTTAACTATACAAGCAACTTTGGACAGCCAGGTTACTTCAGACACAAGTTGGGTAGACTTAACTACTATTAGTCTTACTAGTTCAACTGCAATTGGCTATACCAATGTAAACGGAGTATACAATTATTTCCGTTTGAAACATTTACCGAACAATTCGAACACAGGAACACTTGACAAAGTACTAGTAAGATCGTAAAATACTAGTATGAATTCGATACAATCAACTATCACGACTGCCTTGCCTTCAAAACGAAAGCAAACTCCTAGTGGGTGGATTTCGTTTGATGCACCTTGCTGTGTTCATAATGGCGAAAGTGCAGACAAGCGTAAACGTGGTGGTATGATGTTTAATGCAGACGGAACAGTGAGTTATCATTGCTTTAACTGTGGTTATACATCGTCTTACGTTCCTGGTAGAAACTTAACTCACAAGATGAGAAAGTTACTTGGATGGTTCGGAATGCCCAATTCAGAAATTACCAAACTTGCTTTGGAGGCACTGCGAATTAAGGAGGAGACCGTCATAGATGGTAATTCCCCTCATATACAGTTGCCAGTTTTTGAAAAGAGAGAACTGCCAGTTGGTGCAAGACCTATTATGGAGTGGCATAACTGGAAAGCACTCGAACCCAGTGGATTGGATCCAGAGTTCATCAGAGCCGTCGAATATATAGTTAATGATCGTGGCCTTGACTTAGAGGACTATGACTTTATGTGGACCTGTGAAGGATCATATAAAACAAGGCTGATAGTTCCTTTTTATTATCAAGGGGACATAGTCGGATACACTGCTCGTAAACTTGGCGACGGCTCACCTAAATATATTACAGATAGTCAACCAGGATACCTTTTTAATTTAGACGGACAAGGCTGGGATAGACAGTTTGTTATTGTTACTGAAGGACCGTTTGATGCTATTAGCGTAGGCGGTGTTGCAGTATTACGTAACGAAGTAAATGATCAACAAGCAATGCTAATAAACAGTTTGCAAAGGCAAGTAATAGTTGTTCCCGATTTGGACCAAAGTGGACAACAATTGGTCGACGATGCTATTAAATATGGATGGACTGTTGCGTTTCCAGAATGGCCGGATCCGGATATCAAAGACGTTGCTGATGCTGTAAAACGATACGGTAAAATATACACAATGCAAAAGATTGTACACAGTGCAACAACAGGACTCAAAATTCAACTTCTGGCAAAAACATACTTTGCAGAATAAACAAAAAGGCAGTATAATATAAAATATGCAAGACTTTAATCAAGACATACAAAAACTATTTTTAGAAATGTTTCTAGCGGATGCAGAAGCATTTGTAAGATGCCAAGGTATCTTTGAAAGCGAAAACTTTGATCAAAAACTAAAAGAGAGTGCTGAGTTTATCAAGAAGTACGTTGATGAATATAAAGTTATGCCCGAACTTGAAATTGTCAACAGTTCTTGTCAAACCAATCTTAAAGATGCTAGTGCAGTAGGACAGGAACATACTGAATGGTTACTTGATACATTTGAAAAGTTTAGCAGACACAAAGCACTAGAACGTGCAATTCTTAAGGGTGCAGACTTGCTTGAAAAAGGTGAGTATGGTCCAATTGAAGGTATGATTAAAGAAGCAATTCAAATTGGTCTTGCAAAAGATATGGGTACAGACTACTTTGCAGATCCTAGAGCAAGACTTGAAGGACTAAAAGATAACAACGGACAGGTAAGCACAGGCTGGCCAAGCATTGACAAGAAACTGTTTGGTGGATTCAACAGAGGTGAACTAAACATATTTGCAGGTGGATCAGGTGCAGGTAAAAGTTTATTCTTACAGAACATGGCTGTAAACTTTGCAACAGAAGGCATGAACGTGTTGTACATCAGTTTAGAACTTTCAGAAGCACTAACAGCAATGCGTATTGATAGTATGCTAACTGGTGTTGCTACAAGAGAGATTTTTAAGAATCTCGATGACGTAGAAATGAAAGTTAGAATGATGGGCAAGAAGTCAGGCAAGATACAGATCAAGTATATGCCAAGTGGTAAGAATGCAAACGACTTGCGTAGTTACGTTAAGGAATGGTCAATTAAAAACAAGTGCAAGCCAGATGTACTATTGATTGACTATTTAGATTTGATGATGCCTCTAAGTGTTAAAGTATCGCCAAGTGATCTGTTTGTTAAGGACAAATATGTATCTGAAGAACTACGTAACTTGGCAATGGAACTAGGCACAGTATTTGTAACAGCATCGCAGTTAAACAGAGCGGCTGTTGAGGAGATTGAGTTTGATCATTCGCATATTTCAGGTGGTTTGAGTAAGATTCAAACAGCGGATAACGTAATTGGTATCTTTACAAGTAGAGCAATGAAAGAACGTGGACGTTATCAAATTCAGTTTATGAAAACACGTAGTTCGAGCGGCGTAGGACAAAAAGTTGATCTAGAGTTTGATGTAGACAGTTTGCGTATTAGAGATCTTGCAGAAGATGAACAAAACTCATATCAAAGTCAATCAAGCACTATTGTAAGCAATCTTAAAAAACAATCAACGGTACTAGAAAGTCATCATA